ATCTTCTACCATCAGGTTCTTCTGTTCTTCCACAGATAGCACAACCTCCACCTTGACTATGCAATAACTGTTCATATTGCTCTAATGTAATGCCATATTTCTTTCTAATTAAAGCATCATATTTATCTACACCAGTATAATTAGGTGGATGATACTCTTTGCAATCTTGAGACTTGATACCTTGCTTTAAATGTTTAGCATTTCTTAAATGTATCTCACCGCAATCAGCACATTTTACTTCATACAACAATCCATTATTGCTTTCTCTTTGTTGAGATATACCTACAACTATACCAAGAATACCTTTGTAATCTTTATATGCTTGTCTATATGGTCTATATGCAAATTGTCTTTGACTCATCGGGCTAAACTATTCTTGAAAGGTGACTCTGCAAATGCTGCGTAGATGTATGTCACTCCACTATCATTATATCCACTATCTGTGTTTCTAACTTTAAAACCATTTGAAAGAATATCTACACCATTATAAGTAGTTTCTGCACTGCTAGCATTTGGAAGTAAATAATTGTTTGTAGAGTTATACCCTAATCTAGCTGTGTCTATTAAAAACCAAGATGCAGTTCCTGTGCTTTTAACTAATATCCATTTAGGTCTAAAATTTGTAAACACAAATGGGCCATCTGTAGAACCATTACCTGTGTAAGAACCAAAACGACTAAACCCTGCTATTTCTGCCCAGCAATAGGCTACCATTGAAGTTCCGTTTGCGGCAGAACTGCTAGACACAGTAAAGGTGGTTGAGTTTGTGCTTCTAATTACATTATCTGGTTGTTGAGCGTCTGTAGCATTTAAGTATAAGTTATATGTTGCCGCAAGTGAACCATGATAGACATACCAAAATGTTGATGCTGCTCTATTTTTTGTAATAACCATTTTAGGAGCAACACCTAAACCATGTCCAATCGTTGCATTGTTTGTCGCATTACCTGTATAAGTCACAATACTAAACCCAGCAGTTGCATTTACAGATACAGTAGATGTAATAGTTCCTGAAGTGTTAGATGTATTAGTTCCTTGTCCTGCTTGCCATTGCCAACCTACTATAGTTGCTGAATTTAAATTCCAGTCTGAATTTGAACCAATATTAAAACCATTAGAATTAAACGCTGTTAAATACGCATTAGACGCAGTATCTTCTGCTTGAGTAGAGTTAGGGCAAAGTCTTGTATTTGCACCTCTTACAGAGTCAACAACATCATGGAAGTATCCAGCAGAGCTTCTTACCTTTGCCCATACTAAGTCAGGTTTAAATGCACCAGCATTAGTAATAGTTTGACTAGAGCCATTACCTGTCCACAAAGTAGCATCCATATACTTATTACCCTGTAATATAGTAGGAGTAGGTAGGTTAAATGTGTTTAGTGCTACAAAGCCTGTAGGTGGTGTATAGGTGAATGGTCTTTGTCCGAAGTTAGCTTGAAACACATCAGATACACCATTTTCATTTCCAACAACAGGTACATAATCAATACTTGTGCTAGGTAAAGAAATAGAACCTTGACTTACATTGTTTAAATAAAATGTGCAAGTGTTTGCAGAATAATCAACAGCTACGCCAATAATATCATTAGCAGCATAAGTTGTTCCATAAGAAGTTGTTGTTCCATTTACAATTTTATTACCACTAGATTTGTAGTACAAAACACAATTACTTCCTGCTAACCCAATATCACTTAAAAATTTATAATTTGCATCTACAATTCCTATGACTGTAAAAATAGAAGATGCTGTAGTGGGTTGTATTTCCCAATAGTATTTATTTCCGCTTGTAATAGCGAGAGAACCTCTAACACCATAGCCTGCTGTTAAACTTGTTCCCAATGTAATTTTTAAATTGCCATCTACAACTGTATTACCTTGAGCAGTTAAAGGATTCATTACACAATAATTAGCCGCAGTAGCACTTGTTAGCGTAGGCACATCTGACATAGCATCATAAGTTACACCTGCTGTTACAGAGATATTATTAGTATTCCAAAAGTTTCCGTTGCCTGAAAAGTCACGACCTAAACCTGTGTTAGAACCTGATGTAAGGGCTATGTCAGTAAAGTTTAGGTAAAATCCGTTAGTTCCGTATGTGCCTGTGTATCTAGCTGGTTGCCATACGCCTGTAGTAGCGTTAAATGATCCAAATGATGATGGTGTTAGAGCTTGTCCGTCAATGAAGTTAATTTCATCCATGTAGCCATCAAAATCAGGTGATGCTCTACTTCCAATTCTGTGTGCGTTTGTTGAATTTGTCCAACAATCGTAATTTTGTGATGGATAGGTTGATGTGCCAAACGCAGTTACTTGTGATCCGTTTACATATAATTTAATTCTGTTTGATGCAGTTGCTTGAGTTGTATCCACAGCAACAATGATGTGATACCAAGCAGATGGATCACGAAATAATTGGGTTGTAATTAAACGATATTGTGTAGATCCGCTAACCTCAGACGCAATTTCTAATGTATCTCCAGCAGGAAATGAAATTGTTTCAAGGTTATTGTTATTAACACCAAATGAAGTTCCAGCAGAAAATATACCGTTTTGTGCGCTAAGTTGCCCACGTTTAACCCATCCACTCCAAGTCCATATTCTTCTATTTCCAGCACTTCCAGGTGTTCTACTTAAAAAAGCACTAGCACTACTTCTAAATCTTAAAGAATTAGTTAAGTTATATCCTGTGCTTGCTGCACCTGATTTAGACGCACTAAACATTAATAGTTTTGTCCGAAGATAGAACCATAAGTGTTAGTTCCGTCTTGATAAAAGTTAAATATATCAATCTTACCTGTGGCTGATGTAGGTGTTGGCGTTGTGCTACCTGCCCATCTTAATGTAGAGCCACCAGCCCATGTAATAGCGTCTGCTGCTGCGTAACTTACGATTACAGTAAATGATTTACCTGCTACACTTGCTGGTAATGTGATTGTAGTAGAGCCAGATGTTGTAATTCTTTGTATAGTACCATTGGATAACGCTATTGTTGTGCTACCTGTTGCTGTAAATAGTGTTTCTGTGTAATTTGTAATGGTTGGGTTAGTTAGCGTAGCTGTTGTGATGCTAGGGCTTGTAGAAAATACAATGTTTGTAGATGTAGTTCCTGTAGCACCTGTGGCTGTGTAACCTGTAATGTTATTAAATGCAGTAATACTTGCAGATGTAGCATTTGTACCACCATTTGCAACTGGCAATGTACCAGAAACATGAGTAGTAAGACCAATTTTACCCCATGCAGGATCAGCACCCACACCACCTGAAAGTAAAGCATTACCTGTTGCTACATCAGCTAATTTACCTAATGTGTTTGTAGCTGAAGCATAAACAATATCGCCTTGCGTATAAGTAGTTAATCCTGTACCACCGTTAGCGACTGGTAATGTACCTGTAATACCTGTAGAAAGTGGTAAGCCTGTACAATTTGTTAATGTGCCAGAAGCAGGTGTTTGTAGTATGAGAGCATCAGCAGTTTGCAGTTCTTCTATTGAAGTTCCTGAAAGTACTAATGGGTAAAAATTTGACATATTTCTTCCTTGTTAAGATACCGCTACATTAATTGTAGAACCACCGTTAGTTAATATTGGTAACACACCATTTGCTACTGGAACGTCAGCAGTAGATGTTCCACTATGTAATAATACTATCAATTTACTTGGTAGTGTAGACCATGATGTATTTGTGCCATCAGTTTTTAAGAACTTACCTGTATTAGATGTTTGTGATGGTGCTAAAGCATTAAATGCTGTTGTTGCTGTAGTTTGTCCTGTACCACCACTACCAATTCCTAATGTACCTGCTAAAGTAACTACGCCTGTAGATGCTGTAGAAGGTGTAAGTCCGCTTAATGATGTTTGGAATGATGTAACTCCTGCACCACCACTTGCTGATAATGTACCAGCAGAAAATGTTAATCCTGTGCCTACTGTAACATTGCTAAATCCACCAGAACCGTTACCATATAAAATAGAAGTTCCGCTAGTAGCTGGAGCTTTGCTATTAAATGTATTCCAATCTGTAGAACTTAGCCATCCATTTGTGGATGTGCTAGATTGTGTCATGCTTACAGTAAAGTTAGGATATGTACCTGTAACTGATACTGGGCTTGTGCCTGTGATAGCTACTGTTTGATCTGGAGCAGAGTTTGTAACTGTTATTGATCCAGCACCATTACTAATGCTGATGCCTGTACCTGCTGTTAGGTTAGCATTTTTCCATACACCAATAGGGCTTGTAGTTGCATCATAAATTAAAAGATTGCCACTTGTAGGGCTAATAATTTGTACATCATGTAATTCTTCTAATTCGTAGCCATTATCAATCTTAACGTAGATTGAGCCTACAGTATTATCAACACGTTCTACCCATCCTAAAACTACTAATTGATTTGGTGCTTGTGGTTTTGTAGTAGTTAATGCACCTGCTGTCGTAGGCGATAAGTAAACAGTTGCACCAGCGACTAAACCTGTAGTATTTAGTTTATACAATGCACCTGAAACAATAATAAAGCCTTCAGAGCCACTTGTAATTGTTTCTGCTACTAAACCTATTGTACCAAAAGATGTTGCTTCTACATCTGCTCTAGCTAATTTTACAGCTACTCTATTACCTTGCGCACCTGATATATAAACTACTTGGCCTTTAGTAAGTGTTGTACCGCTATCGTTATAAACTCTAGCATATTCTTGTGTGCCAACATTAAGTGTTACGTTACCGCCTTTTAAACCTAAATCTAAAGTACCTTCTCCATCATTCCAAGTGGTAACGCCTGGAGTAATAGTGACACCTGTTGCTGTTGTATCGTATGTGATGTAATCAGGAGTAACAATAGAATTTACACCTGACAAAGCACCTGTATCAGAAAGTGTTACTGTAGAGTTTTGTATTAATTTACCTGTAGTGCCATCAAATCTTGTAATAGCATTATCTGTAGCTGATGCTGGGCCTACTACGTCACCTGTACCACCGGCTGTAGCATTTAATGTGCCACCTGTAAATGTTAAGTTTGTACCAATGGTTACATTACTAAATCCACCTGAGCCATTACCATAAAGAATGGATGTACCAGATGTTGCTGGAGCTTTATTGTTAAATGTAGTCCAGTCAGTAGATGTTAAATATCCGTTTACAGATGCTGTGGCTGCTGGCATAGATATAACTGGAGTAGTTGTACCTGTAGCTACTGATACTGGTGACACACCTGATACAGAAGTAACTGTACCTGTACCACCTGCTGCAACCCATGATGTATTTGTACCGTCTGTGCTTAAAACTTTACCTGATTGGCTTGATTGGCTAGGTAATAAAGCATTGATAGCTGCGTTAGCTGTTGTTTGACCAGTACCACCATTTGCAATAGGAACTGTACCTGATATTGTATGATCGTTATTCCAATCAGATGGTAATACAATGTCGGCTAGTAATGTGCCAGGTGGAAAGTTACCTAATGCAATCTGTGCATCTAAATCGGTCTGTGTCCAGTCCGCTATGGTATCCGTCTTGGCATGTTTAATGGTTATTGCCATTATTTAACCCCTATAATCTTACCATTCGCATCACGAATAATTGTCTTAGGTCTAGTCATTTGTTCAACAAGTGCTTTATGTGCCATTTCTTGTTTCATAGCTAATTCTTGGTTGTGTGCGTAGTTAGCGTTAATCAATTCTGTTACGTTTTGATTTACTGCACTCAATACACCTTGAATTTCGTCTGTTAAATGTAAGTTACCTTCATGGTCAATGTCTACTAACGGATCAGCTAATGGATTTGCTTGCATGTATTGTTGTTTAAGTTTTGTCTTAGACTCTAATTCTGCTACAAGTATCTTAGTTTCGTTATCTAGCTTGGTTTTCCATGCGTCAAACTCTAATCTTTGTTTTTCTAGGGCTTGATCTAGCTCTGCTTTGTGCTGACGTTCTCTCATGTCATTTTCAGCTTGAGCTTGTTGTTTTTGAGCTTCTAATTGTATCTCTTGTGCCTTCATTTGTGTAGCATTTTGTAGCTCAGCTTGTCTAGCTTGTGCTTCCATTTGAATCTTCATCATTTCTGGATCAGGCTTAGGTTGTTTAGGCTGTTTAGATTGTTCTTTAATAGCATCTGCCACGTTATCAAACTCCCCTTCTAATACTCTGCCTACTCTATAACCTGTAACACCAAATTTTAATAGATCCATAATAAGTGGTACTGCTTCTTGTGGCATAGCTTGAGCAGCTTGTACAGCTTTTTCTAAATATGTACCGACAGCACCTAAGAACTCTACACGATCTTGTTTTTCTTGTTGCTCATCTTGATAAAGCATAGAGTCTGTAGCAACTTCTATACGGAATGTACGCATAGGATTGTCTTTAAGCATAGCAATAGCTTGTGGTACTAACGCCTGATCTGATGGTGATAACTGTTCAACACCACCAATTTTGATTAGTGTTTCTGGCTGAAATTGACCACAGATAATTTGTGCTTTAATCTTAAGAATACGAGAAGCATAGCAAGCTACAGCATCTTGATATTCTTTTAAGCGTAGTGATGCAAATTGACTCTTGATTTGAGCTGATGTGGCTGTTTCAATTACATTGGATTGACCACGAATGATGTCACTAATACCTGTAATATCATAGATTTCTTGTTTAAGCTGTGCCATAGCTTCATAAGCATTTTTAAGAGCCATAGCAATAGGTGTAATATCTACTACATCAATCGCACCTTTTAGGCCTTGCTTCTCAGCAAATGCTTGCCAGTTCTTTACAGGTATAAGTGTATTGTTTTCACCCTCTGTAAATAGGCGTTGTAATGTTGGTTCTGATGCGTCATATACACCACGAACTTTTAATGCGTCTATAAGCCCAGAAATGCGTGTAGCGAGTACATCTAAAGCATTAGCTTGGTCTTGATATAATGTAAAATCTGGAATTGGTACTAAAGATTCGTTAGTAATCGTTGAGTATAATGGTTTAGGGCATGGGAAAAATTCTTCTAGCTGTAAAGGATCATCTCTTTCATCTAAGATTTCATTAAGTGACTTAGAAATCCATAAAACCTTTTTAGTTTCACGATCCCATAGCTCAATGATTAAGCCTTTTTTACCAATACCATCTGAATCTTTGTATTTTTGGTCATCAGGTGATGAATCCAATGGCACTTTGTTACCTAGTTCTTCACCAAATCTGTCTACTAGAGCCTTGCGTGTCATGTAGACTTTACGCCATACTCTGTTTACTTCATCCCATGTTCTAGCTGGCTCATGTCCAAAGTCTTTCCAATGTACATAGTCTACTGGTGATGATTCTGTGTCTAAGTATTCTGCTGATTCTTCTGATTCTTCGTTTTGCTCAGATACACCATAGTCTTGTAATTCAATCTTAGGCTCATAACGAACCCATGCTGATCCACGACCACCTAAGAATCTGTCATATACAGACGCTTCTAAGCAATGTTTT